CGTTGGCCCAAGCCGCCCACTCGGCGTGGACACGGACATCGGGGCCGCAGCCGAACAGCGATGCGCCGCCGGCCCGAGGGTGGGCCAAAGCCTGGTCACGGGCGGTGACGACTGGGTGGCGGTTGACGGAGGCCAGCGCCACGGCAGCGTTGTCGATGATGCGGTTGACGATCATGTCGGCCACGTCGGGCTCGACCGCGACATGGTCGGACGCGACGAAGGCGATCTTCCAGGCGAGCTGATCCTCGCGCGCGAGGCGGTCGCTTTCGGGATGAACGCGGACGTCGTGGTGGATCATGGCGCGCCTGGGCCTCGCTCGTTCTCGGGCACCCGGTGGCCGAGGCGGTGGCGACCGGACAGTGGGCGATACAATCGGCGTTGTGTCCCCGATTTGGTCGCAAAAAGCAAACGAGGGGGCGAGGATGGTGGTGATCACTGGCCGCGGCCGGACCGGCGGTGGTAGGTTCGTTTCGTTCAAATAATGGGAGACCCCGATGCATGCCCACGTCTTCGTGGCGACACCCTGCTACGGTGGGATGGTCAGTCAATCCTACATGCAGTCGGTCATCGGCCTGATGACGGACGCTTCGGCGCGCGCACTCGACATCTCGCTGGGTCTGCTGGGACAGGACGCGCTGATCACACGGAGCCGCAACACGCTGGTGGGGCAGTTTCGGAGGAGCGGGGCGTCGCATCTTCTTTTCGTCGACGCGGACATCGGGTTCACGCCTGGGGATGTATATCGGCTGCTGGCGGCGGGAAAGGATGTCGCGGGCGGCCTCTACCCGCTGCGTTCGCAGCGCTGGACGCGCGCGGCGCTCGAACGGGTCGACGCGGGCGAGGGTGCGGCCACCGCGGCATACGAGTATGTCGGCGAGTTGACGGGCCTACCGGGCGAGGACGGATTGGCGCCTGCGCGCTATGCGGGAACCGGTTTTCTGCTGATCAGCCGCAACGCGATCGAGCGGATGGTCGAGGCCTACCCACATTTGCGCTGCCGGCATGGACACACCGAGGGGGGCGATGCGTCGCTCGACGAGCATGCGCTGTTCGACTGCATGATCGAAGTCGACAGCGGTCTCTATCTCTCCGAGGACTTTGCTTTTTGTGCGCGCTGGCGCGCGCTGGGCGGTCGGATATGGCTCGATACGCGATCGACGCTCACGCATTGCGGCATGAGCGAGTTCGCGGGGGATCCCGCCGTACGCTTCAGGACGCCAGAAGAGCACGCGCCGCGCTGATCCGTCGCTCCGACCGGCTGACCCAGCCGTGTCCGAAGATCGGGAAATTCGCGAGCGCCTGATAGCTCGCGATCTGCGCCTGACCAAGGGCCATTGTCAGGCCGAGACGCCAAAGAGCGGGGCGTCGGTCGAGTGCCGCGATCGTATGCGCGCCGAGGCTCCCGTCCGGCGGCACACCGATTTGGTTTTGCAATTCGACAACCGCGGCGTGGCTGAGATGGGGGGCGATGGTGGTCCAACGTGGTGTCGCCAGTGCCGCCACGGTGGTGGGGCCGATGTCGCCATCGATCAGATCGCCGGCGAGACCGATCGTCCGTTGCAGGAGCCGTCCCGAATTGCCGACGCCCGTGTTCCAGCCGAAATCGAACACCATCATCGCGACGGCCGCCGACAGGGCGTCGCATCCGAGGCTGCGCCAATAGCGGGCGCGCGCGATCGCCTGATAGGTGGGCTCAGCGAGACATTCTATGGTGGAGGCGGTGACGGTGGCAGCGTCGTCCCGCCCAAGCCAGGAAATCAAGGTGGGCGCGCTGACGCCCATGTTTGAGCCGATCAGTCTCCCGCGCCCGGTGATTCCCGACGACCAGTTCCCGGAATCAGCGTGCAGGCAGGTGTAACCGCCCTCTTCCCGACGGGTGAATGCGATACAGGAGTCGAATGCGGTCGCTGTCGGCATTGTCGTTTCCTTATCGCAGGGTGGGCACGTCCGGCGCCGCGATCACCGAAGAGCGAGCCATACGATCGCGTTCGCCGGCGTGACGGCGAGAAGCGCCCGCCGGACGTCGTCGTCGGTGACGATGTTCTGCAGCCCGGCATAGGCCGTGTATGTCAAAGCGCCGGCATCGCCGTAACCGGCCTGGCCGGTGACGGCGTCGGATGCGGATGAACGGGTGACGGTCACCAAGCATTGGAACGGCAGTTCGAGCGATCCGTAGGCAAGGCCCTGCCGGGAATAGCCCAGGCCGCCACCGAGGCCGGGTGCGTCGACCGCACCGTAGCCGCCCGCATCAGCGGGGCGGGCGGGCTCGAACACGGTCGCCGACGTGCCCGACAGCGTCGACATGGCTGCGAGGATGCCGGCCCGTGTGGCCTTCTCCGCGCACAGCGCGGCCTTCAGTCGAGATCGGAACGAAGCATCGGCCTCGGCCGGCAAACGGATCAGCCCGAGATCGAAAAAGTCCGACGCCGCCATGTCGAGAAACGAGCCGGTCGCCGTGCTGATCCTGCATTGCTGCCGCGCGTAGACGATGAGATCGAAGCAGAACGACCAGCCCTGACCGAGACCGATCAAAATTCCGCGGAGGACCGGTACTGTGTCGAGCGATGAGAACCAGCGGGCGGGCAACGATGCGTAGATGCGCCGAGCCATGTCGGCGGCATCACCGGTCGCCATCTCAAGACACCACGATCGAACCCGGTCGAACGACCGAGGAGGGCGCGCCGCCGAGGTCGCTCATGGCACCGTTGAGCGTGACGCCGGAGACATTCGAGACGTTCGTATCCGTCTGGTAGGCAATGCTGGCGATCCGGCTGAACCGCAGGACGCCGCCGACAGGAAGGCTGTCGATGAAAGCGACGAGCGCGGTCGTGACGGCTTGCCCGATCATGGCCTTGTCGCTCCCCAATCGGACCGACAGGGTGAGAGCGATGTCGGCGTCGATCAGGAGCGGGGGGATGACGAAGAACGATGAACCGACAGGACGGACCTGGTCGATTGAGGAGGCGACGGTCGAAAGCAGCGTAGCAGGCGGAGAGCCGGATCCGTCATCGACTACGACGGTGAAGGTGCCGAGGACCGGACTGCCGGCGCTGTCGGTGTTTTCGAGCACGACAGCGCTGAGCCCGGCCTGGCATCCAACTGCCGCATTGACGATCGCGGCGACCGTCGCGCGCGAGCGCGAGTTGATGTAGGCGACGAAACGTGACCTGAGCGAAGCGTCGGTCTCCGCATCCTGTCCGGTGGTGAAGGGAAGCGGATTTGTGACGACGTCGATGCCGACGAGCGACTGGCCCAGAAGGTTGATCGTGTTTGCCTGGACGTTGCCCATGGAGCCCGCGACAAGAGCCTGGGCGGGGACGGTGATGGAAGCACTTCCCGCGGTGCGGAGATAGGCTTTCGCAACCTGCGACCATGCCGGATTGGACACATCGAGGCTGACGGCGAATGTCAATTGCCCGTCGGCGGTCCGAATCGTGGTGCCAATCGGAACCAGACCGGACTGGTTCTGCGGCGACAGGCTGGTCATGACGACGCTGCCGACCGCGAACGTGCCGGGCAGACGAGACAGTCCGAAGTCGCCAACCCAACTGTCGACGTCGGCGCCGTTCGAAGTCGCAAGACGCGACATCGAGAGGATCTGCAGGATCAGGAATTGCAGCCAGAGTGCGACCGAGGCTGTTGCCTCGATCAGCGCGCGCGTGACCGAGCCCACGGTGAAGTCAAGGAACTGCGCGCACGCACCCTGCGCACTCGCGCTCATGTTCTGTACGAGCATCGTGAAGTTTTGCAGCGAAATCTGCACCGTCTATCTCCCGAGTTCGATCGACGATCGCTGCGTCGCTCCGGTCGCCGCGCTGGCGTAATCGATGGTCAGCGACACCGTGCCACCGGGCTGGGCGGTAACAGCGACCGCCGGGAGCGGTTGTCGGGCGACCGCGGGCTCAAGCAGCATCTGCTGGCGGACCATCGATTGGATGAGTCCGGTGTTGACCACGCTCCCCACAAGCCCGGGGAGCCCGCCGCCATAGTCGAGCTGCCAGATATAGGCGCCACGTGTGGTGAGCAGCCGACGAAGCACACGCTCGCGCGCCGCCTCGTCATCCGACACCAAATCAAGGTCGCCGGTGGCGCCGATGATCAGATCGGAACCAACATCGTGGTGAAGATCCGACATCAGGCCCCCGCGACCGGCGTGCCGGAGATGCCGCTCCCCGCGGAGACGCCGTCATGGCGATGGCCGGCGACGCTCACGGATTTCGCGACGACGTCGCCTGTCGTCTTCAGTGTCCCGTCGATGGTGACGTTGCCTCTGATTGCGATCGTGCTGGCCGTCAGGTGAAGGTAGTTGCCGCCTTGCAGGAAGATCCCGAACTCGCCCGGCTGCACCGGTTCGCCGGTCACGGGCGACAGGGGTGGTCGCATGGTCGTGTCGAACAGGCGGCAGACGATGACGGGATGTTCGGCATCGCCTTCGAGCGGGACGACCAGCACCTGGGTGCCGATCTCGCTCGGGCAAGCGATCTGCAGGCCGGCGCAGGCAAGACCGGGATCGGGGATCCAGCCGCTGACGACGTTTTCCGGCTGTATCGCAACTTTGACGCTGTGATTGGTGGGATCGGTCGCCACGACGAGGGCGTGGCGGGCCTTCCCCTGCCGCGATGTCTCTGCGGCGCCCTGGAGCTTCAGGACGTGAGCGATGGCTTCCATGCGATGATCTTTCGATGACAGGCGAGCTCACTGCGCGCGAGCGATAAACCTTTGACGGAAACCTGCCCTGGCGTTGATCGTCCGGATGACGGACTGGACAGTGTAAGCGTTGTCGAAACCGTCGCTCCCGACCACCTCGATGACGGTGAAAGGCGTGAGCGACAGATCACCGATCATGCGGCCCGAGAGCGTGGCGCGATGACCGGCGACGTCGGCATGGAGGCTTTTCGCCAAGGCGAACGCCATGTCGGAGGTCATGTTGGGTGCCACGAAGGTCTGGTCCGATGAGCCGTCCGATGGCACGTCGGGATATCGCCCTTCCACGGCGGCACGCTGCCGGCTGTTCCAGCTGCGCACGACGACCCTCGCACTTTGGGCGGCGCCAATCCGACGATCGAAGCGCAGCCCCTCGAACGTGGACAATCCGCCGATGCCTGATCGGAGAGTCGAGACGTCGATCGTCATCGAGCCGGCCGAGACGCTGGCCACGCCGAAATTGAGCACGCTGTCGGTCATCCAGACGTCAAAGGCCTCGGCCTGCGCCAGATTGGAGACGATGTCGAAGGCGGTGTTAAAGCGGGCGTGCGCACCCAAAGCCGAGTGCGAATGGTCAATCTCATAGTATTGACCGACAAGGGTGGTCGTCGATGTGACCGCGGCGGTCAGGCCGGCGATCTGGGCGATGCAGGATACGATATCGGAAGAGGTCTGATTGACGAAATTCTGGGTGAGCGGGAGGTCGATCAGCCGGGCAAGCAGGTCGCGACCTTCGATGTCGACAACCCCTGTCTCTACGTCAGACGATACGAGATCGACGGTGCCGACGATCAGTGTTGTCCACGACGTGGCTCCGTCGACTGGCGACGCCAGGCCGACGTCGATCGTCACGTCGAGCTCCGATGGCGCAATCGTACCCAGCTGCGCGAGCAAGAGACGGATCGCGGCAGACGCAGGATCAGATCCCAGCACGAGGGAGACGCGGAACGTGCCGGCTTCCCGATAGGCGGTCTGGGAAGTTTCGACGTCGAGCACGGTCGCGCAGACGATGCCGGCGATGGTGGCACGCACGTCGGTTTTCACGAATGAGGTCATGTGAGGATCACCGTCCCCACCGGCGGCAAGATCAGGATGACCGTGCCAACGATCATCGGATCGCTGACATTGTTCAGCCGCGCGATCCGGTCCCATTGCGTGGCATCGCCGAGCCAAAGCGCTGCGACGTGAAAGAGCGTCGTGTCGGTCACCGTGATGGACATATGATTCCGGTCAGGAGTGGATGATGGGGGACGGCGCTGCTCCGGCGAGCTTCGAAATCGCGGACGCCGATCGATTGAGGTAGGCGCCCGCTCTGGTGGCGACCGCAATCGTGGCGGTGTCCGTCGTTGCGGTGGCCAGATCATTGCTCCCTGCAACGAGGTCGGTAGGTCCGCTGCGTTGCGTGATGGAAGTCATCGAACTGGTGGCAACGCCCATGGCGGTCGTGATCACCGTGGCGGAAGTGGCAATATCGAGGCCTTCAAGGGTTTGCGCGTCGGTTGCCGTCGCCGCCGCGGCGCTGAGCGACGATAGCTGCGCCCGCAGGGGCACGACGGGTAACGCCGACGTGGCGGATGCGATTGCGCTCGCGCAAGAGCCAAGATCTGTCGACAACCCCGCCAAGATCGCAGCTTCCGTCTGGATTGCCGTGCTGGACGGCTCCGCAATCGGTTCAGCACAGAGCAGATAGCGAACCACGTGTCCCTGCGACAGATAACGGATTGTCAGTCCGGTGATCACGACGAGTTCGGTCCACGCGCCGATCGTCAGGATGATGGGGTTCATGGCATCGCGCATGGCCTCCAGCACCTGACCTCGTTCGGCTGCCAGGGGACCAAGAAAACAGCCCTCGAATTGCCGTCGTTGCGGTTCCATTCCCAATAGCTGGAGAATTCGTCCGCCTCCGATGACGTGCTGGGAAGACGTGCGGATATGTCCACCGCGATCGAAGAACGTGGGAACTTCAGCGCCAGTCAGCAGCAGGCCGCCGATTGTCACCGGCAAGGTATCGATCATGATTGCGCGGTCCTTTCCGGTTCATGGCGGCGGCAGGCCCAGTCCCGGGCCAATCGGTGTGGCACGCAGATTGAGTGCCCTCGTTCCGACCGGTGGTTTGGTGAGTGTTCGCGCCTGGCCAGACGCGACAATCCGACCGAGTTCGCGCCCGTCGACGATGATGGCGCCCGAAAACATCAGTGATCCCGATCCGTCAGCGCCGGTCGTCGGCAGGCCGTCGCGCGCTGATTGATCTGCGGTCAATGCTGGATGTGGCGTCGACAGAACGGCAGCGCCGACGGGTTGGTCACGGATCGCCGGGCCGATCGGCGCGGCCGGCCTCGCCCGAGAGGTGTGGTCTTGCCCCGAGGACTGTTTCGCGGGTTGGTGTCTGACAGGTTCCGCATCGATCTGTTGGCCGAGGTCGAACGATAGCCGCGAGGCAGTCCGGTTTGGCGATGCCCACGCGAGCGTATCCGGCTCGTCGAACTGTGTTTGGGCCCTTGGGCGGCGCATGTTTTTCGACGGTCCCCTTGACGAAAGCTCGTCCGCCCTGCGCGGATGCGCATGCTCCAATCCCGATCTGACTGGGAATGCGTCGGTGTCGCCGCTGAAACGTGGACGCGATGACGGCGCGGCTCGATCCTGAATTTGCCTGATGTACGATGCCCTGGGCACCACCCGACGTGAAAGCGTGGCCAGCCGTGTGACTGGCAGAAGCGCTTCGGCGATAGGTCGTTTGGTCCCGCCCGTCATGCCGCTGCCCACCTGCTCCACACTGGTCGCAAGCGCCTCATCAACGCTCCCCGCGCGTGAGGCATCGTGGACGGTGATCAATCGCCGAAGAGATACACGTTCAATGAAGCGGCCCAGACTGGTCTTGCGGTGTGCGCGCTGTAGGCGCGTGACGGCTGAGAGCGATGGCCTGTCGAGGCGTATTCCATCCGATAGGCTTGATCGGCGCGCTTGGAGCATGTCGATGGCATTCCCTTCAGGCTTACGGCCCGTCGCGATGATGCGCGCTCAGAGCAACGCGTTGTTCCTCTCGCGCGATGAAGAGGGCCGCGCGCCGTCGTGCGGGCGACCAGTGGGTGGCTATGTCGAAGGGCACGCCGTGCGCCGCGAGGAGGATGATCTCGCGGAAGCCGGCGTGCCTGATCAGTTTCCCGCCGCGGTCGCCTCTTCGTCCACGCGCCGTCTTTCGGCTCGATCATCGGCGGGTTCAGCGAAAGCTGCCTGAAGCGCATCGAGACCGACAGGGCCGAGTTTACGAAGGACCTGACGGATACCGTCCCTGGATTTTGGACCGCTGGGAACAGGCATCCCGTCGATGGCGATCACGGAAGCGGCGAGGAGCGCCGTGTTGACCCAGGCTTCGTTGTCGAGCTGTGGTCCAGCCAACTCCATGAAGTCCCATTGATCGGCCATATCGAGCTCGACGGCATCAATGACCAGAGCGCTCGTCGTAATCTTCACGCAGTCACGTTCGACACGGTTGATCGTCGAGCGCGATCTTGTGATGGTCCAATCAGGCCGGGCCATGGGTTCTCCTACAACTTGATGCGCTGGCTGGCGAAGAAGCCGATCGTCTGCTTGACGATATTGTCGGCCTGGAAATTCCCGGCGTTTGACAGAACAAGCGATACGCCAGTGAACTCATACGTGCTCAAGGTTCCGTCGGGTTCAGTCACGTATTGGTAGATCGTTCCCGATCCGATTGTGCCGGACGACCAGAATGCGACCTCGATCGATGCGATGAGATCGTCGATCGTAGAGTTGCCGCGATCGACTTCGAAATGGCCCCGCCAACCGGACGGCGTGGTGAATTCGACGGGCGTGCTGTTCAGCGGATCGGCACGCTGATGCTTGACCTCCTGCTTGGCGTTGAAACCGGTAACGTCGCGCAGGTCGATCCGCTGGCCGCTCCAAAGCAGTACCACCTGACAATTGCGACCGATCGTATACGTGTTGGCCATCTATTACTCCGGCGGTTTGACATTGAAAGGGCGTCGTCAGACAGCGGCTGACGTTACGACGACACCGGCGCCACCCTGAAGATTGACAAGGAATTTCTCGTTTATCCCCTGATATTTGACCTGCACATCGGCCTGGACGTACCCAACCGCTGTCCGGCTCTGCGGATTGTTCGATGCGTCACACTGGACGGCGTAGGGCGTCGAGCCGTCAGCGCTGCCGAGAATTCCCTGGGAGAGCAGATTGCCAAGATAGGCGAGAAGCGTTGCCCTGATGTTGGAAAACAGGTTCTGATTGATCAGTTGTCCGACATAGCCGCCCATACCAGCAGCGAGCGTCGACGCGATGTAATTCGTCAAACGCGTATAGCTGTCACCGCAAACGGCGGCGTTGCTCGCGCTGTTGTGCCCGCATCGAACGGCCCAATAGTTACCGCCCGGCGCGGGGTTGCAGATCACGTCAATACCGGCACCGAATAGCGTTTGGAGCTCGGCCGTCGCATAAGTGCTGGTCTGGCTGCTGCCAATGACGCCTGAGCGCTGACTTCCGATCACGCCAACGAGCGGCTTGTTGAGGCTTGACTGGCACGGGGCAAGGGTCGCCAGCCGGCCGGCGGTAAAGCCCTGCGGACTGACCAGTCTTGTCTGCTGGTTGGTCTGGTCGTACCACGCAAGCCAGTCGCCGAACATGACCTTGGCAGCAAAACTGTCGATGCCAGCCTCATACTTGTCGGATACGGCGCGGCTGACCGTATCGCCGGCCGGTCCGGTCAGGATCATGTAGACGCCTTCGGAGAGGCCGAACCCCACCTGGCTGGTCCAGGTCAGATTCGTGTCCGCATCGGCCAAAAGACCGATCGCGCAGCCTTGTCCGCGCAAGGCGAACATGCCTATCCGCGGAGTCCCGTCCGTCCCCACGAGGGTCTGGGCCGTAACATTTGCCGCACCATCGGTGCCGCCCAGAAGGGTCTGTGCGGAGACGCTCGATGGAGCAATCGAGGTTCCGTTCCCGAGTGACGCGACCATGATCTGAGATGGGCCGCGCAGAGCTCCAATTCCGCTGTTGACGGCGGACACGAGGTTGTTCCAGAAGGCGGGCGCACCGCTCGATGCGTCAATATTATCGAAGACTTCGGGAATGCTGCCCGGCATCGACAGAACGAGCCGCCAGGTCGAGGACCTGGAGCCGGGCTCCAGATCGATCGCGATCTGGTTGCCTCGTGTCCCGGTGTATTGCGCGGTCAGCAGGGCTGGATACGTATTCGTACTGGCATACAGCAGCGCATAGCTGGCGGCGACATCGGTACCGTCGGTGACCCGTACGCCGACAAATGCAGCGGCACCCTGAGCGCTCGCCGTCGCGACCTGCGTTCCAAGGTCGAATTTGCGCACGGCCGGCGGACCGAACGTCGTCATCAATTCCGCCAGCCCGCCGAAGACGACCGACTGATTGACCGGACCCCAGCTCGCCGAACCGACGATGCCGATGATATTGCTGGCGACGCCGTTGAGAAGCAATTGCTGAGGGGGAACGACCTGGACATAGAGGTCGGGTACGACCAACGCCGTCGTATTGAGCGTCCCTGCCTGTGTAATCTGGACCATACCGTTCAATTCCCGCTTGACTTGGAGGAGGGCGGTGGTGTGACCGCAGCGAGAGATGTCGCAACGACGAAGCTCCCCTGCCCGGCCGCCTGCAACCTGGCGAACTCGGTTCTGTCGAGGATCATCTGGCCTTTCGTGTATGATTCGAACGGATGCAGCACGATCCAGATTATTGCTCGGTCATCGCTCATTTCGCTCTCGCTCATACTGTGATGGTGGTTGAACCGTCACGCTGGCTGGAGACCTTGCCCATCGCTCGAGCACATGCCTCGACGCGCGACATGTCGGGACCGTCCGGCGTGAAGGTGGGAAGCAGCCAGCCGCCTTCGGCGAGCTCGTTCCAGGCGTAGATCAGGACAAGGCCAGCCGGGCATGCGTCGGAATTGGACGCGGAGTATCGCCAGGCCGCCGCGATATGGGATGCAATCTCGGACGGAGATCCGGCGGCGTAGTAGTCGGCGTCGGTGACCCCGGTTCCGATTGGGTAGAACGGCTGCGGCGTCTCGATCAGGGGCCGCTGATCCCAGCCGGTCATGGCGGTCGCCACCATTGGCAAGCCAGCCTGCGAGCGCGCCGCCCAATCCGAGACCGCGGTGGCGACCAGATCCTGATAGGTCTGCGGCGCGCCGTTCAGCCGTGGACAGGCATAGGCTCCGGCTGCATCGGCGCCAATCGCGCGTGCGACCAACGTATTGTCGTAGTCGGCCAATGCAGCGCCGGATAGCCAAATGACATAGGGAACGGCGCCGGCAATGAGCACCGACTGTCGGCGGATGTAGTCAATCGCCTGGGCGACGCTACCGTTGGGGAGCATCGCAATCTGGTCGGCGCTCGCGTCAAGTACGAAATAGACCGGACGGTTAGCGCTCACCCGGATGTAGTCCGGTTGCGCCATCAAGCTGATGTCGCGCTGGAGCGAGGCGGCGTAGCCGGAGCTCGTGCTGGCATCGGCCCAATTCGACACCTGACCCAGCATGCAGAAGCCGAGTTTCGAGCGGATCGTACTCGTCAGATAAAGGCTTAGAGCCCGGCTAAGACCGGTTCCCGGCGTGTACGAATCAAAGGCCCAGAAGTCGAGACCTGCGGTGGCGGCAGCGATGATTTCAGCATCCAGCGTTGCCTGGGTCGCAAGCGGCCACGCCACGCCGTTCGCGGATGGTTGTGCGTTGGCCGGCCAACGGCCGGTCCAGGCAACCGGCGACAAGGCGGCGGCGGCCTGCTGGTCGATCGGGTCGATCGGATCATACCAGGCGTCGAAGCGGAGGGCGCCCAACCGGGGCCTTGCCTGCATCGGAGTTTCATCGCTCGTCGAGATGGTCCCGGAGACGACGCAGTTACCAAACAACATTCCCGGCGACGTTTGGGTGATGATTGTCGGATACTCAAGCCGGTAAAGCAGATCACGCCGGTAGAGGCTCGCGTTCTCCGAGGTGTCGATTTCGGTTGTGGCGTGGAAGATCATGCGGGCCGCCGTCCCGTCGGCGATGGGCAGCCAGTCAATCAAAGAGAGGTCCGCGTCGAGCCCGGCCGCGATCACGTCGCGCGATTTTGGATCGGGGCACCAGAGACTGATCACGACCAACTGTTCCTGGCGTCTGGTCTCCATCGTCGACACGCCGCAGCCGGCGGTCCTGGCCACGATGGTCGTCGCGCCTCCGATCGTGAGCTCCGTCCCGTCCACGACTGCGCCGGGGATCAGGGCGGCTAATGATGTCGCGACGATCGCCGGCGTGTCGGTCGACTCCACCGCGACGCAAAATGCCGTGCCGTCGATTTCGAGACCGGCAACCTGCGGCGCTCCGGCACTGCCGCCGACAAATATGCTTGTCCCGATGCATGATAGGCTGATCGAAGGTCTGGATATGCCCTGGTCACGCCAAACGCGTGGATAGCGGGTCGTGTCCCGGGTCGTTTTTGGATCGGAAAAGACGCTGATCGTCGAGACATTGGCAGCAAGATCGGCGTTGAGGCCGATCGGCGATGGCCAGCCACGATAGACCTTGATCGTTTTGCCGCCCAGGCCCGCGACCGAGATGCCGCCTGGATAGACGATCTGAACTATTCGGGCTGTCAGCGCGTCTTCGACGTCGGAGAGGTCCGCCATTGTGGAGTTGCCCTCCCGATCAGGTCGTCTGTTGGCCAGCGAGCAGACGCCAGCCGGTTTCGGAGAATTCAGCAGATCCAATGGTGTAATTTTGTCCGTGATCGTCGGTCATCATCATACCGAGCCCTATCAGGACGCCCGGAATAACTGGCAACCGCACCTCGAAGTAGGAGGATTTCGTGTCGCTAGGCAGTTTGGTCGGATCGATTTCGACACGGGTGCTGGCTAGTATGCTGGCTGGCCAGCCCGCGGCGATGGTGACCGCGGTTGCGGCTGTCGTGCCGCCGTAGGCGTTTGCGCCCGCCGACGCTGCGACGGCGGGGGTGCTGATCGTAATGGAGCGATTGCACAGACAGCATGTCGCGGGCCGCAGGGCCTCGATGTGAGAGACAAACCAGGTCCGGTCGCCAACCAGGAGATCGCCCGGCTCGAGGACGGACACGTCACCCACGAACGTCGCCTCATTTTGGTGGCGGAAATCGGATGACACTAGACCAAGCGAGGGTTCGACCGAAAAGATGCCGGTGACAAACCGATCCGGTGTTTGCGAAATCGGGTTGAATACGTTCGTTGGCCGGTAGAGCTGATACGGCGAGCCAAGAATAGCGCCTGCCTTCGCAAGGCCGATGGCCAGATGCGCCGCGATACGCGCTTGGTCCATTGAATGATCCCCTACGCGTCAGGCGACACAAATCACGCCGCCATTGTTCCAGAGCTGTCCGGAACCCGTCGGCGGTGCGGCGACCGGCAGCGCCGCGAACCCTGTCTGCTGAGACGCAAGCGCGCGCAGCACGCCGTCGCTGATCACAAGATTGCTGCAGGCGGTGACGACCCGCCCATCCCGGGTCTGTCCAAGCGGCGCGCCGGCCAGACAGGCGACATTGTCGAAGGAGCCGCCTGGATTGGCGATCGAGAGGCGGAAGCCGAAAACCTGGCTCTGTGTCAATGTCGCGCCGGCGGCGACCGTCAATGGACGCGACATCGGCGTGCAGGCCAGCAGATTGCCGCCCTGGGCGGCGTCAAATAGCCCGGCGAAGGCAATCGACCACATCGCCGTCGCGGGACCGATCGAGCCCGAACTGACCTCCTCGGCATCGTGACCCGACAGGGGTCCGTAGAGGAGTGGGCGACGGGCGTAGGCCGCATCGGACGGCTCGAGAAGAATGAGCTGGGAGAGCGAGGCGCCGACGCCAAGCCAGCCGGTGAAGAACGGCGTTGCGACCATTCGCGCACCCCTAAATCAGGATATCGGTGTTGGCTGACAAGGCGGGTCCGGGCGGGACGCCGAGGAAACCGCAAAGGCGTCGGCACCAGGTCTCAAATAAAGTGGTGCGATCGCCGGGCTCGTTTCGATTACGCTTCCATATGGCGGCTTCCTCGGTGTCTAGATTATCGCCCGAAGCGACGACGGCGGTCTCAAGCGAGGTGAGCTGCGACAGATACGTCCGAACGATGACGAGCTCGGCCGGGGACAGATTGGACAGGCGGTACTCAAGCGTTCCGTAGGCCGTGAAAAACCGCCACGACTGGAAACCGCTCTGGCCCGTCCCATACGCGGGGTAGCCACAAAAGCGCCGCGCATCGGTCCGCTCGGCATCGGTCAAGGCAGGCGATACGGTGTCGGACATGTCTGGTGATTCCGGTTGGAGACCGCAATTACCCCTCGCCCGGAGAGCGAGGGGCATGGTCGATGCGGGCTACAGGCTCTCGATCACCACGGCGCGCTTGAGATAGCTGTTCGTCGCCGTTGGGATCACCGACGTGTTCGCCGTCAGGTCGGTGGGAAGCGCGAAACCGCCGATCCAGTACCAGCTTTGCGCGATGACCTGCTTGAGACGGTCGAGCGGCTCTCGCGTGACCATGCACACCCCGTCGACGACCTCGAGCAAGGACTGCTCTGCGTCAGGGATGTCCATGGCGCCGAGATTGGCGAAGTCGCCCTCGATCAGGGCGCCCTGGCCGCAGACGATCGCGCGATGGATCATGCCGGCGCCGAGCGAGATCTGCTGTGGCGCCTCGGTGGTCGGAACGAAACGCACACCAAGCAGCTCGATCACGCTACCGGCCTGATAGGCTTCGGATCCGTAGGCACCACGGTAGAGATATTTAAAGTCGGCGTCGCGGAAAAGACCGAGCAGCTGGGAGTCGTCGAGGTAACAATTGTACGATCCGTTGATGGTCGGCACGTTATTCGATCGAAGGGCAGCAACGGCGGTCAGAACGGTCTGGATGCCGAGCGTGTCACCGGGAACGTAGTTCGACGCGCCATAGGTGCCCTGCGGCGCGGTCAGTCCGGCGGTGGTCGCTCGTCCGTTAGGCCGAAGCACCAGAGGCGCGGTCGCGGCAACCACCCCCTGACCGGCGGTGCCGTCGGCGACAGCGACATTGGTCGAGAAGACCAGAGCGCCGGACACCCCGCCGGGAGCGGTCGAGACATTGACGCCGTCCGCGGTGCTGCTGACCAGAGTGTAGGCGTTCGCGCCGACGGTCACGATCATGCCTGCGGTCGTGCCCGTTGGGGCCACTTGGCCCGAAGCGGTCAGGATGGTCTGGAAACCGCGGATATCGTCGACACGGATAGTCGTTCCGGCCGAGCCGAGTGTGGTCAGGACCCGTGTGTTGCCGCCGAGGTAACCGCCGACGCCGCCCTGGGTGCCTTCGAAGAGCGCATTGCGCGCCAGGCGATCGAGGGACTGCATCGCCTGCACGCCGTTGGTCCGGGCGTTTGCGAGAAACTGAGAGGCAATTCCGACGCCCTCGGTGACCATGTTGAGGTCGATCGTGTCGCCGTACTGATTGATCGACAGCACGTATTGCTCGACCGACCAGCTCGTCGGCGTCAGGCCGTTGTCGAAGTTGGTGTTCGACGAGGGGGAGATCGGGACCGTCACCGGAGCCTTCAGTCCCTTACGGGTTTTGGTGATCGACTCGCCGATCCGGTTAGGGAACGTCTCACGGTCCGCGATCGCGCGAAAGCCAAGCCTTGAGGAAAGGCCGTCCTGAAACTCACGCGCCAGGAAGCCCTGCTGAACGATCGGCTGCAGCTGCGAGGGGAAATTCTGGATTGCCATGGTGTATGCAGCTCCTGTTGCAGGTTTGTTCTGGACCGTCAGGATTGACGAAGGCGGGCGAGAACACGGGCTTTCTCGACCTGCCACTTCTCGCGGGTGAGCGTTCTCGCATCCACCGGGTCAGGCTGGGCCGGCGCCGGCGTGGGACGAGGCATGCTGCTCGTAAACGCCGCGACATGACCCTTCCGGCCATCCTCGAAAAGATAGGCCTTGGCCTCACGCAGGTTGGCGACCGCCGTCTCGGCGCCCTCGACCGAACCATCCTCGGCGACGGTCAGGCCGGCCGTGTCTATCAGGCGAAGCGCGTCGATATCGATGATGCCCGACCTGACCGCCGCGACACGCAGTTCCGAACGGATAACGCGCTGGTCGCTCTCGGCACGGATTTGCGAAATCGCGTTCTCCCGTTCCGCCTGCACCGCCCGGGCGTGCTCGCGGACCTTGGCGAGGTCACGACGGAGGCGAAGTTCGGTCTCTTTGGAAGCGGGCTCGACGGTCGCCGTCGGCGTGTCGGTCGCAGCGGTTGCTCCAGCCGGCTCGATCTCAGTCTCGGTGTCGTCGGTGCTCATGTCTGAACTCCCCCGGCTGTCTCGTTGGATCCCGGCGCGCCCGGTGACGCGCCGGCGATGTTCTCGATGTCGTAGGAACTGGCGAGGCTCGCGAGCGCCGCCTCGCGGCTCAGGATGC